AGGCAGGTATGTATGTTTAGTTTAGTGATATTCTCAAATCTTCTAATATCTCCTTGAGAGAGGCTGAAAAGTGATTGATACCATCCCCACTTTCTTCCAAAATTTGCTGCTGAACTAAGGTCATCTCCTCCTCCTGCAAATAACTCATCATAGCTTGTGATAAGTCCATCCCTAAATGATAAAAAAAAATTATAGAACTAAGTACAGCATCCATTGGCATACCTTTCATAACTTCAGTTTGTTCGCCCTTATAATCTTCTATAATGTATTTATCTTTGTGTCTTTGTTTGATAGGTCTGTAAAGAACTCCCATAGCTCGGTGTATATTTGACATATCTCCTATGTAAGTATCTAAGTCTATATATTCTCCAAAGCTCATGTCCTCTAATTTAGGAATAAAGCCATAGGTCTTACCACCCATCTTAAACTCTTTTACTAGCTGAGGCTTTTCGTTAAACATATCTGACAGTATTGTTGTTATGTCTTTTATGCTGTTAGCTTTCATAGATAGTATTGTATCGCCTCTTAAACCACAAAATATTTCTATCATTTTCATAGCTAAGAAGTTCACATCTTCATTATCTTCTTGAATCTTTAGATACTTTTGATATTGACCTAAAGTAATCTCACTTAAAGTGTCTGGGATATATACCTCTACTTTCATATATATATAACGTAAAAAATAAAACTTTTAAAACATAAAAAAACCCCTACTTTCGTAGAGGTCTTTATATTGTGTTTTTATTGTTATCTTTTGAAGTTTGATAAGTCAAAGTCAAGAACATCTAAACTATAAGCGTAAGTTTTATTTTGGTCTATGTAGCGAGATAATTCAAGAAACTCATTTCTTTCTTTTCTTGCAGCTTTTTTACTTTCTTCTGTTCTAGCTCTTTTTTCTTTTTGATTGTAAAAGGTATAAATGCTATTCCATATACTTACACCTTTGTACTTAGATGCAGCAGATAAACCCATTGTTCTAATTAATAAGTTTACAATTCTTTGTTCCTTTCTAGCTTTTGCAAGTCTTGCTTCTCTTTCTAATTGAACATCCCATTTCTTAGATGCAACATATTTTATAAAGTCAGTATCAGTAATCATTCTAGTAACGTTTAAGATTAAGTTACCATTAGCATCTGCACAGATGTAAAGAGCTTTACTTCTTAAGTTGTAAAAAGATTTCTGTTCTTTCTTAGTTAACATTCTTAGAGTTAATTGGTCACATAAACCATTAGCCATTATTACTTTATCTAGTAATCTTCTTTGAGCTTCAGTTGTGTTTTGTTTTACAGTTTTCATAATGTTTTGTTTTTAATTATACAGCTAATATACAGCTATATTTTAGTTTTTCAACTATTGTTAAGAACTTTTTTTTAATTATTTTTATCTAACAGAGAAGAACACTATAAACTTTAACATTTCTTTAACATAATTTTAACACTTATTGTATTGCATAATTGCCTCTATTTGGGTTTCTAAGCTGCATCATTAAAGCGTATCTCGCAGCATCTATGCAATCAGGGTGTGTGCCTGTAGGTTTTTGTAGATTGTTACCCTCTTTGTCTTTATCCCACACATAGCCTTGAAGCTCCCTTATTAGATTCTTAGAATGGGTTGTTATATAGATTTCGTTTTGGTTTATTAGGTTGATTCCGTAAACTATAGAATCTCTACCCTTTGATACAGGAAATACTTTGTGTCCGTAGTTTCTTAACTCCTGAATAGATTTAGGCTCTGCACTATCAGCATAGATGTTTTCTCGTATCTCGTTTTGTTTGATGAAATAACTTAAATCTCTATTCAACATACCTTTTCGATAAAGTACCTCATCAAATATATAAGCATCATTCCATTTGTATAATCTTATAATTGTAGATGGGTCTACTGAATATCCAAAGTCTAAACCAGAGCAAAGTAATCTAGCTTCATTAGGAATATTGTCTATAGGTTTCCAATCAGGAATACAAACACCCTCTAAGCTACCTATTTGTCCTAGTCCGTAAACTTTCCACCAATTTGCCCAATAGGTTGAGGTCTTGGCTTTCTCTTTTGCTTTCTCTATTTCTTTGACTATTGATTCAGGTAGGCTGTCATTGTCTTTGTAAGTAAGTGTTATGAAGTTCGCATCTTGCTGCCCTATTAGTTCTTTGTCTACCCAAAACAAATTAGCAGGATTGTAGTCAAGCCATATATTGCCTGATGTTCTAACAGCTAATTGTTGGTAGGAATCAAAGCTCACATTGTTACACTCGTTTATAAATAAGTCTGTTCTTCTTGCGCCTCTTAGTTTGTCTGGTTGGTCTGTACTAAAGAACTCTATGTAACTACTATTGCTAAATTCGTATTTTAAGGTACTCTTATTGAACTTTCTATCATCATACCTATTTAACCCCTTTAAGATGTTTAAGAAGTCTTTTAAAGCACCTCTACGCAAGTGTGGTATTGATTCTGCTACTATGCTTATTTCTTTTCCCTTGTTTCGGAT